CATCACTTACTATATCTCCCTGTATTCTTAATTCAACGCTTTCTGGGGTTGTTTCAGTGGCTTCATTTTTTATAAACTTCCAAAACTTATCCTTGGCCATTGTCATTTCCTCCTTTCATATACTGTTTTCCTACTATAGTTAAAGGAATATAGCTACCATTTACTATTAATTGATCTCCACCGTCTTTAGGTGGATCTTCTTCCAATTCTCTACACTCATTAGGAGTCTTAAGGCCATTTTGTATTGCTGTTGCATATGTCTCAGTCCTGCTTTTTGTGTCTCCTCTCAGCATTACATCAGCATTAAATTTCACATAATATCCTTGCCTTATTTCTATATTGGTAAAAATTTTATAGGTTAATTCCTGTTCATACATAGTTAAAATTGCAAGCATAGTATCTGAGTAAAATTCTCTGTTTGCTTCTGATGTAGAAGAATATGACGATTTAACAAGTTCATTTAGTTGATGAAGTTTAATCCCAAAGGCTGCACTAATTTGTTGCGCACTGTATTTTGTATTTTCAAGAAATTGTGCATCCGTTAACTTTAATGCTAATGGTTGAAATGTATATCCTATAGGTAATAAACTCACTCTGTTGGCATTTTTTAATCCATTTGCCATTTGCTCAAACTTATTTCTAAATGTGTTTTCAGCTTCGGGGCTTAAATCTCCAGTATAATTGATAATTCCTGCTGTTTGCATACCATTTTGTATGCTATTTTTAAGAAATTCAGTGGAAGCACCACTCGTATTTATAGCACCCTGAAGTACTTGTATAGGGCTTATGCCTACTATTCCATCAGTTGTAAGGCTTTTAAAATGTAATAAATCATAACTTTGTAGCTTGTGTTGTACTCCTGCATTGTCTGTATAAACATACCAGATAGTATCTTTTGAGCTTATAAGGCCTTCATCATCAACCCATATCTCCATTTTCGTGGGGTCTAACGGATAAAAGCCCTGTATTTTTCCTATATATTGGCCACTTTGTATAAAGTCAATCCATACATAGCTATTACCATATATATTTCTAAGAGTTTCAACGCATTTCCAAAAATCAAATGAACTCATAAATGGATTAGGCCTTAATTTTAATAATGGATATAAATAGTGATTTACAGCTTTTTTAATGCCTGCATTATCTTGATATATCTTGCATGGTAATTTACCCATTGTTTCACTTAATATCTTTATGCAGGTATAAGTTATAACTTCATTCAATGCATTTTTGCCATTTAAATTTAAATCTCCAGGTGCAATTCCTAAGTATTGTATTAGTTGGCTCATGTTAAGAGGTACTTGCATACCATCTCCATTTATTACTGTCTGGTTCCTTATTCTGTTTATGGCTTTTTTAAATAGCATTAGTTATCACCTGAATCCGTTGCTTTACTAATGGTATAGCCTATCAATAATAAGATAATGCCTAAAGTGCACACACCAGCTTGCCATGCAAAAGAAAAAGCAGTTATAGCGAAACATATTAATCCGCCAACTGCTAAAATATCATCTATATATTTTTTTATGAAATTTATCATTATTTTTATCATAGCATCACTTCCATAACTTATCTAAGAATTCATTACTTGCAAATTGGCTTACATCTATTGTAAATTCTTTATTTTCAATCATGATCTTATGAGCATCTATAATAGCATCAACAGGATCTATCCTTTTAATTCTATAGTTTTTATCTATCTTACATTCTCCAAAACTGTTATAAGTAAGTTTAGCATTACATACGGACCACGTTAAAAGAGAATTTTTCTTGTCATATTGAATATTTCCACCATCAACACATAGTTTAAAATCCTGCGTAGCAGTATTTAAGTTCCTTGCAGATTGTACAATTTCAATGCAATCACATCCAAAAGTATCTAAATCTTGTAAAAATGTATCTGCATTATGAGGATCATAGGCTATAAACTTATATTTAAGCTTATATTTCTCTCGTAAGTCTCTTAAATATTGAATTATATATTGATAATCTGTTTTAACTCCTCCTAAAGTTTCGGTAAGGGTTATTAATTTTTGCCTTACCCATATATCATATGGCGCTTTATCTGTTTGTACATGTTCTTGTAACCTCTTCTTAGGCATAAAACTATGTGAATGTATAAAATATTTTCCGTTAGGGAGTAAAAATTCTAATGCCAAAGAAGTCAAATCACCACCAGAACTTAAATCAAGCCCTACTCCACATTCCCTGCCAGCCATATCTTCGGTAGTATATCCAGTTTCACATGATTTCCAGCTCTCAATATTTATATAATCATCATCTTCCATCTGTACCCACATATTAAGGTCTTTAGTCATAAAGTCTCTTAATTCTTCGCCTTGCATCTCTTTAGCTTTTATTGCATCTGCTTTCAATGCTGTAAGGGTTTCGGGAGTCCATAATGGATTAGTTTTCTGCCAATTCTTTTCATTCCATATATCATCATCTTTATCTAATTGACATATATAAACAAATTGAGTTTCATCTGATATTATGCCTTTTAAAACTTTACAGCAATACTCATATAATTCATAGCATGGGGAATTGATGTTAAACCCTGCTGTAGTTATAACGCTTATTAAACATTGCTTTAATTTCTTAGTGCCATCAGATAGAAGCTTGTACATTTGGTTATCTTTATGCAAATGATATTCATCTACACTAGCAAAAAACGGCCTGAACATTTTGTATTATCTATAGGCTTTTTATCCTATACTCTGGAAGTTTCCTTCATTTTCATTAGCAAGTCATTTCTTGCTCAGATTAGCATATATTTTTATCTTCAACATTACTTGTTAAGATAATCGGCACTCATGGGTCTATTATATTCTGTGCAATAAAAAAGCACAGGTTCAAAACCTATGCGTTACAGTGAGCCACATCTTTTAAAATGTGCTTTACCTCGGTATTAGCGTGTGAATTTTTAATGAACTCTTCGAATTGTTTCTTAGTATTATTACCATATCCATATATATGATGAAATTTTCTATGGCAAGACGGGCATAGCGTCACTCCATTTCCTACGTCAAATCTTTTCTCTTTGCACCAATTATAACCGTCTAAATGATGTGCAATTAATTTATGTTGGTGTTTGCCACAACATTGGCAAGTATAATGGTCTTTTTTGTAAACACTAACAGTCCAATTATACCCGCCTATTCCATCCAGCTTATATCTTCTGTGTTCCCTTTCCTTTTCTGTGATATTGGGGTTATATCTATAAGAATTTTCTCCGCTTTTGCTCATTAGGCTACATCTATAGCACCTTCGCCTGTGTTGTCTTTTAAATTCATCCATAGTTGTATAGAAAATATTACCACAAGAACATTTAAATTTCATTTTCGTCTTTGCATTTGTATATATCTTAGATAGCAATTTGCATCCACTTTTGCTTTTTACTTCTACAAATTTCTTTACTTTATCATAATCGCTTTTAAACATTTTTGAAAGTTTTTTATTGGTACATTCTTGGCACTGACGTTTAGGGTTTGTTTTTGTAGTGAATTTTTTCCATGTTGTATAAAATTCATTTCCACATCTGCATTTAAACTTCATTTTAATATTATAGCCTAAATATTCATTTTCCATTAATGTACAATAAGAATTATTTTCTATAAATTCCTTGACATTTTGGGTATTCCAACGTTTTTTACCCATATTATTACCTCCCACAGTAAAACCCAATAGATATGAAAGTGGAAAGCATTTGGGTTAATGCCTTTCGGGAGCTACCCTATCCACTAACTATATTATATCATAAATTCATTTAGCTTTTACCGATTTTACCGATTTTTTAAGCATACATTTCTGCATGCGACGGCATCAGTCTACCGTCAATTGACTTTGTATCACGGCCAAGTGCTTTAATAGTTCCATGGGTAAGATTACATTCTATCTCAGACTTATAATCCTTTATAGTAAATAGTCCTTTTTCTGTTTTAGTTCCAGACAATTCTTTATCTGCATTAATAAATTTATAGCACTCTTTCATAACTATCTTAGCTTGCAGTTCTTTCGTTGCTGTAACATAGCATTGTGGATAATTATATCCTGCAAAATTAGAATAATATAAAGTCGGGACTGCATTTCCTATAGACTTACCATTCTGTCTTGCTACCTGTTCATATGAAGTTCTAAAACGTCTATATCCAGTATCTTTATGCACCCATCCATTCCAAGAGCCAAATATAAAAGCCTGAAATGGATATAATTTCATTGGCTTAGGTTCTTCACCCTCTGCAAGGGTTAAAGCTTCAGCAAAACTTATTATTCTATTGGCTTTATCTATATTCCATGCATAAGGAAAATCTTCTGTTCCTTGTCTTTTTAAATCATTTAAATGTCTTTTGCAAGCTAATATTTCTAATTCACCTTTTATATATTTACCACCAGCTACATCTTCAGCATATTTAGTTACTCTATCTTCCACTATTTCTCACCTTCCATCCAACTCTCCCATTTGCTTTTAGGCTTATCTTTATCATTATTTTTAGGTATTACAAGTTTACACCTGCTTGAGATAGTTAATCCTAAATCTGATGCTGCAGACCTGCATTGTTTAAAAAATTTATCCTGGATGCCAATTATATCTTTGTCCATAAGGTACGTATCTGGATGCTCAATTATTCGTTGAGTGATTTCTACATACATTTTTCTTGCAATAATAAATCTAGCCAAGGCATCTGAATCAAGGTTAGACATTATCTTAATTCTAATTAATTCCTTAGCTATTTTATAAAATTCCTCTTTTAAATTATCATCCAAATAAGATGGAGCTCTTATATTATCATCTGGGGCTTTTACTTCTATGTTTTCTCTTTCTTGAATTTCAGACTTAGTTAAATGTTTCTTTCCTTTAGCTTCTATTAGCTTTATAGGCTGTCTAGGCCTAGCCATCTCAATGACCTCCTTCCTGCATTTTATATTTTAAAAAATGAATAAATTTGGTTTAGGGAGTTCGTGCGTGAAAACAG